CCCCATGCGGATCGATTGCTAATAATACCATTGTCCAAGGCTTTGCTCCCGCAGGGTCAATCGATAATACCCAATTGGCATCCGTAAAATCAGGAAGTTTTTCCGATTGGCAGAAGTTCTTGTCCGAAAGCGAAGGGAAAATTGCCCGTGACTGACGAACAGGTACTCCATACGCCCGGCAAAGGATCGTTTCTCGCTTCTCCCCCTCCAATTGATTCTTCATCGCCGCCCAACCTCCAAAGGGATTCGCCGCTGTATGAAAATACACCACTGAACTGGCTTTGCGGATGGGCTGTTGGACGAGGGGGACCTCTTCGCCGTCCAATAGGTCCGCTTTCGTTGACTGGATGGTGCGAGCACCGGTAAGCATCGATTTGACTACGCTGTTCCATCCGTCAACGGCGGTGAAGGAAATTAAACCACTTGCCGGTCGAACGACTCCATCATGTGGACTCTCATGGGATCTTGTTACACATCTAAATCTAAGGGTATTGACCCATGACATTGGAACCAATTCATCTGCCCAAAATCCGATGTTGTGAGTGCCGGTTGCCGGTGGAGAGGGACATCCGATTTCCCCTCCCTCGATTGTACTGATGTCCTGGCTCCAATTTCTGAAGATACACTCAGACCGATTAGGCAGAGTAAATTTTGAGGCCGTAAATCCATTGCGAAGTGAATACATGACATATCCGACTTTACCTCTGCCTAACGATTTTAACTCTTTTGGGAGGTATTTAAATACAAGCTTCTGCTGAAATTGAATCGAATTGGCCGATGTTTCTGTTAAACACCAAATAATTGTGCCTGGATTCTCGACTAAGGTCTGAACCACTCTCTTCGCACAAAGCTCGGACTTGCCCGCACGATTCCCTCCCATAAGGAGAATTTCCGAGTGAGTCTTCAGTTCCTTATCCGCCAGCTTCCAGGTATCCAGTTCAAAGCCATGCCGGTACGGATCTTCCTTCTCCAGCTTGATCGCTTCCTCCCGCTTCTCCCAATACGCCAAAATTGACTCGGGGGTCATCCGCAGTAACTCCGATTTGCTGAGGGGAGGTAAGGCGGGATGCGGAGTCCAGGTGAGGGGCATGGGCTAATGATAACATATTATCGATAAGAGGTCACCTCGGAGGGGGCAATTTGTCAGAATTTTTTTATGGGCTACAATCGGTCGCGGTGATCGGCTGACCGGTTGGCCGGACCCCCTCCCCCCCTGTTTGAGGGTAAAAATTTGTATGTGATTCCTGACAAACTAAAATATATGTTATATTTTACGCATAAATATTATCAGTATACCATATTTTACTTCGTATAACAGTGATTATGTCTAATTGTACTTGCATGATTCCTTGTTGAGAATACTTTCTCAATTGCTTGCACCGATAAATATTCAAAAAGTTAAAAGTTATTCGTGCATTAGTTTTATGCCTACCGCAAAAAAGAGAATAACCATTGAAGCTGAGAACCTTCCGGCTAACCTGACAGAAGAAGAAACCTGTCCATCCGTCTACACGGCTCAGGGTCTTTACGATAAGAGACCAGGAGACTATGCAAAACTAGTTCAAATGCTTGCAGATGGCATCCCTATCACTCGGATCAAAAACGATCTGAAGGTATCTCACAATACGATTGCTGTGGTACGAGCTAGAGAGAAGCAGGTAATCGAATCATCCAAAAAGGTGATGAGAGGATTAATCGGCCATGCCTCACAGCTTGCAGTCGAAAAGATGATCGAGAAGTTGGAGAACGATGAAATCCCCAACGGAGTCCTGCCAATCGCCACAGGCATATTAATCGATAAGCATCGCCAGTACGAAGGTGAGCCTACCCAAACCATTGAAGTGAAGAAATCTCTTAGCCTGGACGAGATCCGAGCCGAGCTAAAGAATCTGAAGGACGAAGAATCAATCGAAGCTGAGGTTACGGATGTACCACCTTCAGAATGAATTCCGCTGGATAATTGCCCTCGCCTTCTTTTTCCTCGAGCGAGATCTGATACTCGACACAATGTTCGCATTGATACAGATCGCGCTCCGCCTGACCGCCTGACCGCCAATCCTTGGATTGCCAGCTTGGCAGGTTGGCAGTGTCAGTAGGTTATACGCTTGCCAGCTTGGCAGTGTCAGAATACTTGGCAGTGTCAGTAGGTTATACGCTTGGCAGGTTGGCAGTGTCATATGGACAGGCTAAGAAGTTATCAGTAGGTCAAGTGGTTGACGAGTTAGCTGATAAAGCACTGAAGGGTAATTAACAGGAATAGCGTTTAAAGGCTCACAGGGTAGCCTAGGAAGCGTTTGGGTATATCAGCGAGTCCTCTGACTCCCATTCACCCGATCAAAGCCTTTTACGAGCACAGGGTTCCTGCCTGTATATTCTTTTGTCCGAGTGAAGCTTTTTTCGATCATAGGGTTCTTACCTGTATATTCTTTTATGCGATGTACCACCCTACCCTTAATCTTTTAATCTTTTAATCTTTCGATCCTCCGAGCTTGTAGGCTATGGTATCGTAGTACCCTCTTCCCTTTACCCCGGCCGACAGGCTAAGGGGTGGTTGGTGTGAGCGGTAGGTATTGCGAAGCAATAGCTAATGGCCGACCTTGGAGGCCATAGCTTACCCTGCCAGGGAAGTGGGTACTACTGTAGCCTGTTTTGACCACCACCCTCCTCTTTATATATAAGGGGGGGGGGGTGGTGGTTCTAGAAGGTAAAATCGTCATATTCACTCGGTATAAGAATAAATGTTTGGGAAACCATTTTTAGTGATATGTACACTAATATTTTTCTTACAAATACCCATAATCGTTTCAAATTTCTTTTCTTTTATTACCTCTTTTGTTTTCTCCTCAAGCTTTTGTCGGAGCTTTTCTTGTCCCTCAACTGAGTTAGTTTTTAATATTTCGATGAGGGCGGTGGAGAGTTTTTCGTTTAACTTTTTGGACTCTTTCGTCTGACCTGGCTTTCGAAGTTTGGGTTCCATATCGGGCTTATGGATAAAGTTCGGCCAGGAGAATTCAACCACTTGAGTGGGAGGGGTTGGGAAGTCTCGCAGGGTAGCCTCGAGGACGAGGTGATTTTCCTCTTCGTGAGGGGTCAGGGTAAGGATGGCATCGGGATCGCGGGCAAACACGCCTGACCCGCTTGCCCTGTCAATGTGGTCCGTGTCAGACTTGTTTCCCTTTGAGAAATGGTGGGCATAGACGAATGAACAGTCGAGTCTTTCGGAGAACTTTTCCATACGGTTGACAATTTCCCCTATTGCACCGGCATCGTTTTCATCTGCTCCAGTGGCGAGCTTATAGAAAGGGTCTACGATTACGAGGTCGGGGCGGTGGTCCTCGAGGTCTTCAATGTGGTAGACGAGATCTTCGAGGGTTCGTGATTGGCCTCGAAGGGAGCAGTACATAAAGTTTTGGTTCTTGGGGTCATAGTCGGAGTTCGCATTGACCATCTCGGCAATCCGGCGGGCGGCAATGCGTTTCTTAAGTTCAAAGTCTAGGTAGATGACTTTGGAGGTTGTTGTGCGATGGCCTAACCAAGTTGACCCGTTGGCGGCGGCTAGGCCGAGGTGTAGGAGGGAGAGAGTTTTACCTGCCTTCGAGGAGCCTGAGATAATCATTTTTGATCCTTTGTGGAGGACTCCCTCGATCACCTGCTTGGGCATGGGATCGGTGTTATGGGTCATCATCTGCTCGAGGGATAGGAACTTGGGTGGAGGTAGCGGGTCATCGATTGCAATGGAATACGATGTGGGCGGCCCCTCCTGCTCAGTGTGATTATCGGTATAGGATGAATAATCGATCTTGCCTAGTGAGGCTAGGTATTTATCGAGTTTATCGGCTTTCGCCAATGTCTTGGGGTTTAGGTAGTCTTCTCTTTTAGCCATAGTGTTTTGTTTTAATTAGAATTATTATGTCGGGTTTAAAAGTTTTGGAGTCGCGGATAATCAGGACGGATTTGGTATCATCCATAGCGTCGGCAAATTCACAGGCTTCAGCCAATGGAACGCCTAGATTAATAAATCGCCGGGCGATCTTTTTCTTGAGGAAGAATTTGTGGATCATTTAATCCTTCCAATAGATGATCGGTTGGGCGGCTGGCAGGTTAGCCTCTTTGCGGCGGGTTCCCCAGGGTAGCCGGCAAAGTTGGTTCATAAGTTTAAATCGTGGATCTCCTCCCAGTTTTTGGGATAACTCGAGGAATGCCTTCTTGTTACCTGGGGTCCACTTGAACCATGCATGGAGGGACTTACCTCCTGAGTTTACGACCATCTTGAGTTCCGCCTCATTCTCGAGTCGTTTGATTAGTCCAAGCTGTTGCTCGAATGACAGGGATGGATCATCAGTTTCGTGGAGCAGATATTTCCGGCCGAGCACCTGTGCCTCTGACCGGTTGGTCGCTTGGGCAGGGAAAGTGTTATATGTTATGAACTGGTATTCGGAGAGGTCGGGTTGAGCGATCCAATCGGATACGGGTAGGAGTGCTCCCTTCTCGGCCACTTGACGCTGTATGAATATATACTCGGATGGATCGAAGAGTTTGCTGACCGCTTCGCCGGCATTCATTGGAATGGGGTCTGACTTAATGGTGTATTTCTCGAATAGCCCTGCTTCGCCTAGATTCTGTTCCTTGAGGGATGGATCGGGCTGAGTGACCTTGATCGGGTTGGAGGGTATGTGAGGACTATTGTGGCGGTCGTAGGCTCCCTTAACAGCGTTCCTGACCTCAAAGGTTTGATTAGGGCGATGTGGCACATCTTCAAGAAGTGATAAGACTGCCCGTTCCGCCTCATTACAATCATTCGTGTACCTGGTCACCACTAGGGCGAGTCGTAGGATGATATCATGGTGAGACAGTGTACCTGCTGGCAGATTCTCGAGGCATCTGCGTAGATCTCCTTTTAGGGTAGCCATTAGTCGGTTAGGTATTTGGCGATCTGCTCAGTGATTTTCATCATCGCCCCTCTTTCGATCTTGGAAATTGTCTGCTTGGCAACTCCAACCTTCTGAGCGATTTCATCCTGAGTAAATCCGGCATGGTCGGATGGAACCGAGCGAAGCATTTGTTTCAGCTTCGCATCGGTTGCCATCTTTCTGACGGAGTTATTCTGTCTCTTCTCCTTCGCCATCCACCGTTACCCACTTATCGATAAAATACTTTGGAAGTCCCGCCTCTGAGACATGGAGATCATTCTCGTCAGGCTCATGGCCCTTCCTTGAAATATGTACAATCTGCGTTAGGATTTCATGCCTGTTGCCCAATCGTTTAATCGCCCATGCTTCGTTAGGGAAGCGAATATCATCGAATATGACTAGTCGCTTGCCCAGGTGATCCTCGGCCTTTCGCATGGCAACATCCACCCATATATTCGGATAGATCGATTCCCTACCCCACTCGGTTCCGAGTGACTGTAGCATCCGCCTGACAGTTATTCCATCGGGGAAGCCTGGTATCGGTTCCTCTTTTTTCTCCAGCCAAGCGGGATGCGGTAGGATTACCTTGAGCATCTCCTTTATGGGCGTGGCGAATGACAGAATGGCGGCTCCCTCGAATGATTTGGCGTAGGTCGTTTTACCTACACCCTTGGGACCGCAAAGGCCGATTATCTTAGGTGCTGGGTAGGTCATAGAATCGCCAATGCAAAGGATAATACGGTGTATGCGAACATGAGTACCGCCATGCCGAAAAGGATGTAATATATTGGGTGGAGTTTCATTAGGCCGCCTCTTTCTTAAATATTGAACCTATCGCCAATGCTTGAAAAAATGATTTTGTTTCTTGAGTAATGATTACTCCCCTAACTCTTTTTTCTCTTTTTCTTAACTGCTCTCTTTCCATAAATTTTCGCATAATTTGTTTATTTTTCAGTCGATTGTAAGTTTCGATTTTTGTTTGTTGGGTGAGCCAAATTTCATTATGAATCTGGCGTTCCATATGACTGTAGAAATCTAGAACTTTATGAAATGCCCTAGAGACATAATTATTATGGCATCTATCATTATCATAATTGAAATATGGCATACCCCTATAATGTTTCATTGTGTAATGTGTTCGCATTGAGTTGGATTTTTGTATTGTACTGAATGAAACACTAACTCGGTAATAACCTGGCTTCCTTATTACCCACGCTTGGTGGCGTACTGCTCCATGTCCTGTATACGGACACGCAAATGGATCATCTACAATTACCTCAATGCAATTAAATGGATAGTCATCCTTTTCCCACAAGCTGTTTTTGAAATGCCGGTCTATGTCTTCTTGAGAGATATAAACCAATGGATCATAAGGACACTTTAGCCATGTGCTACTTAATTGGTATCGCAAAACTTGCCTCTCATGTTTTTTTAAACAATTATTTTGTAGTCGATATACAAAACCATAAAACTTTCTATAAGTCCTATCGTAATGTCTTCTATCTCTACAGTTGCGTCTATTGCGCTCGGATCTCACAGTTGAGTCAGTAATTGTTTCATCTCCGCCCTTGTTAGTTCCGTATTCTTACGAAATATGATTTTACCTTTTTGCACATAATACGGTAGTTCCTGTGGCTTTAGATCCTCCTGCAACTTACTATTTTCGATGTAAGCTTTTTGTTCCCGTAAAGTTCTTAAATTTCCCTCTCCAAATAATTGCGTTACTTGCTCAGTGCTTGCGTCAAGAGCGTTAACCTCTAAAACATCTCCGCCGGAAATAAGTAGTTCAAATTTCTCCCCCTCGAAGACGCGATTCTGCAAACTGTAGGGTAAACGCTTAACAATATTAGTCTTTTTGGCATCTGACATTCCGCCAAGAATTAACTTAGGATGCATCCATTTTCTGCCAATGGCTTCAAATTGTTTCCATGCCTTTGATGGTACAATATCGCTAAACTCAAGTTGCATTCTTTCTGCGTTTGTCGAGTCCTGATCTATTGCTTGGACATATATTTCTCCGGCTCGTACAAAGCCATTAATACCTGTGGTGATTGCTTCTCTGAACTGTGACATTAATTGTTCATTTGTTAGTATTATTTCTTGTATCATATTAGTAGTGGTTTTTAATCTCCCCTTCTGCCGCCAAGGGAAGACCCTGGTAGTTTGGAGATTCTTGGGTTAGTAGTTGTAGTAAAAGGTCTAGTGCCGCCTGTCCCTCGTCCACGCCCACCTCGAGGCAGATTGAATCGTGGACATGGAGACAGACGGGCAAGCCGGCGGCCTCGATTCGGATAAGAGCATCGGCGAATATGGATCGTGCGGTTGCCTGAACTAAGTTCTGAAAGAGTCTTGCCCCGTACAGTTTGACCGGTTCAAAACCTCGGGTAGTTGAGGCATAGAGATCCCCGTTCTGCTCATGGGCATTAAAGTATCGGATAGGCACA